TGAATCTGTGCTGGCAGTGCATCATCTGGTGCGCCTAGTTCACGCTCTAATTGATAAGATCTACGCACTTGAAGAGATTTAGTTTTTTCATTTTTTAAAACCCTACCAAGAAACATCTGAACTGTTTCTGTGGTGGAGGCTTCTGTGACCATGGTGGACTGAGTTTTATCCAACGTCATAACATTAGCTGTGACTGATAATACTCTAGCATATCCATTATTTGCAGCAGTAGAAAATGCCAAAGAGGCAGTATCACCACCAAGAAAAATCCACTCGCCGGGAATAATACCTAACTCGGTCATATCTTTAACCGTGGTAGTAAGTGTTGGAAAAGCTCCACCCGGAGCGGATACATCTAAATCACCAGCAGCAAACTGGAAACCCACAGTAACTAATTTAGCAGTAGCGGGTGGGGCAGCTTCAGCTACTAGATCTTCAGCAACAGTTAGGGCTGTTGCAGCAGCTACTGTAACTCGTTTAAGTCCATTATTAGCAGCATTAGTAAATGCAGAAGCAAATACTAGATCACCAACATCAAAAGCATCTAATCCTGATGCAGCATCATAGTCTTCAGTTACTCCATCAACATTGGTAATTTCTGAAGCTCCACCAAATTCTGTTTTAGTTCTGGCATCAGCAAAGAAAAAGCCCTGTAAAAGAGATTCAATATTATTTTGAGTTAAATCTGTATTAAGACCACCGGTTGAATCGACATCAACAACAACACCTTTTTTACGCTGTCTCCCAGAGTTAATTGGGTTTCTAGATTTAAGAATTACTTCTCCACCGAAATCTGGATATGAGTTGGGCTCCAACGGAACCCATACTGCTGAAGGATCAACAACACCAATACTTAGTTCTTCTGAAAATCTAAGACCAGTGCAGTTTGAATCAATTTTATTAACTAATGCCATTTATTTTTCCTTTTATCGAAGCTGACTATGTACGAAATCTACAGATACCTCTATAACCATTCTGGAATCTTGTTTACCTTCTTCAGATATTGATCCATTTCTAAACCAAATCTGCGATTTTAAATTTTCACCTTTAAGTGCATTTAATGCGATTATACCTAATTGGTAGCCCAATGACAATCCCTGACCTATCGGAGTATGTATTCTAACTAAAACTTGACCAGATCTTTGTTTGAATTCTTTACCTATTGCCCAAGACCCACCTCCGGTATAGTTCACAGACACTTCAGCATATCCACCCTCATCAGGAACAGTGTTTCTAACATCTTGATAAAAAAGAGGTATGGGTAAAGATAATACATCCGCTTCCCAGAAAGCTTTAAACTCAGTTAAAATACAATCTCTAGCTTCAGTAAAATTAGGGTTTAACGGGCAAACAAAAGTAGAAACTGTTTTAACTAAGAAAAGATAAGCTTTTCCCGGTAATCCAGATGGGTGTAATGTTGTGATACCCATTAGATGATTATTCCAGTATCATTATTTGCTGGAGCCTCAGTCATTCCCACAACTGTAAATTTACCTATACTATTGGCTAATTGATAGCCCGATATAGACGTAGCCTGCCCTGCCAGAGCACCTGTAGACCATATTATAATCCGATCCTTGAAATGATCTGTGGTAGCCTCTACAATATCATCAGCTTCAAAATCAGTAACAGTTGGAGTAAATGTAGCAGTATCAACAGTGAACGGGATTATTTGATTAGCACTAAGGGATAATCTGGTTGCGGCATTTACACTACCTCCTATCCTATCAATGTTAACAGCTTCAGTTGCAGGATCAAAATCATTTAATGCTGCTATATCTGCACTTATATCCGCTGCAGGAGTTCCTAATTTGGGCTGCATATCAGTTGTATCTATAAGAATTGCAGTAACATCTGCTTCAATATCTGCAATTGATTTACCAAGAGTTCCAGCAGATGTGTGACCACTAAGAGCTTCATCAAGAACCTTGTCTGCTATAGCATCTTGAGCAAATTCTCCATGATTAACTAAAGTAACAACCCCTCCAGCATTATCAACTATATTGAAATCTCCTGCAATAAATATAGTTCCTCCAGTACAGCTGGCATCTAAGGTAATAATACCTCGACCATGCATAGATATTGTATCTCCAGAGCTTATATTTTTAAAAGTAATAGGACCACCCCAGCGTTGAAAAGCTACCTCATTAGTCGTAACACCTGTTTTTAAATCAACAAAACTATCTGACATAGACCCTTGTGTATTACCATGACAATCCAAGAATTCTATATCAGCATTGGTTCCACTAATAACAATATCAACTATCCCACATAATTCAGCTACAAAACCATTTAAAACTGTAAGAGGGGTTATAATAGTTCCAAGCCTACTCTCTTTTGCAAAAAATGTTGTGGTATTAGCACCTAAACCAGTTATTTCTGCCCCAGTTACTAGGGTTGGTGGAACTTGGCCGTTAAGATCAAGTGCATAGTTTGCACCAAGAAATTCTTTACCAATTTCACTTTGAGTTAAAATGATATTATCTCCTGCAACAAATGAGTATTTTTTAAGATTTAAAAGACCCGCAAGTGTATCCATTGCAGCAATAGTTGAAACAGGATTATCTGCTGTACCATCAATAAATATAGAAGTATTAATATTACTAACAACAGCATTATGCCATAATGACGCATTTGCATATCCGGCAGATCTACTAGTAGATGCAATTTTTTCTATAGTAACAGCACCTCCGCTATTATCAACTATTTCAACATTACCTCGAACAACTAAAGTACCACCTGTACAATTAGCATTTAATATTACTTTAAAATCACCATCAATAGATGCATTATCAAGCCCAGCTTGACCCATATTTAATAATTCTATACCACCTGAATACCCACGTAAATTTAAATTAACATCTCCTAAAAGAGCACCGAAATCAAATTTAGGAGTATTTAATCCTGCAATTGCTGATGAACAATTTTCCATGTTATAGTCACCAGCGGTCTCTGCTGTTATAGTACCTGCAAATCCACAGGTAGTCATAACAAGAGGTGGTAGTGTTGAATTACTGATTATACACTTATCAAAAACTGGTCTTGCACCACCATTAGTTCCTGCTCCAGATATATTAGCTCCTTCTACAGTTAAACTAGATATATCTTGTCCATTAAGAGCTAAGAACCAAGAATCACCTAAAAATGAAAAACTGGTTGAATCTGATGTTAAGGTTATAGAAGATCCATTAATAATCCTAAATCGTTCTATGCCCAGTGCTGCTGAAAGCGTTAATGAGTCTGCATAAGTTAATGAAGTATTATCAGCAGTACCGTTAACAAAAATTTCTGTACCTGCAACGCCTTTAATAGTATCAATCCATATAGCACCATCTTCATATCCTACAGATTGTGAAACAATAGCAAAACTTGTAAATATTCTATCAATTCTTAAAGTTGCTGAAGTCAAACCACTTGTAGCGAGAAATTTGATTCTAACTTTACCTAGATCCGCACCCGTACCTGTGTGTCTTCTTAATAAATTAAATATAAAATTTGAATCAATTGATGAATTTGTACCATTAATAGAACCTATCTGATCAAATGTAGAACTGCCGAAATCAAAAGCAAATACATCAATATCATCATTATTACTATTTATTCTACCATCAATATTAACTTCAACGGCTGTACCATCACCACCAACATCAAACTCATAAAATAGATCCATAACACCCGCAGCATCATTAATCTCATGACGAACATCATTCAATGTTTCTGTATCTGTTATTGTTCCTAAAGCGACTGTTCCAGTTGTTAAAGTGAAGCTATTTGCTTGTATACTTATAGCTGCACTTCCAGTGGATAGCGATCCAACTTGAGCTTGGGTAGCTGGAAATGTATCTCCAGTTAATCCAGTACCATCATATTGTAGTTCAAGATTATCGGCAGATGCAACATCACCGCTAATCTTAATAACATCAGCAATAACCTCATTTGTTACAGTTGTTGTGGTATCTACCAAATCAACGTTAACAACTGCCCCTGATAATGTTGCGATAGGTCCAGCACTTACTATATCTGTTGCTGCAACGTCATTTAATGCTGCTATAGATGCGGGAATATCAGTTGTTGTATCTGTTTGAATGATATCAACCTGATTTGCCATTTTCCCAGCAGTTGCCTGATCTAGCTCACTCATACGTGTTTCAGTAACAATACTCGCAAGAGCCGCACTGTCAGTTCCTCTCATATCAGTATTTGT